CACCTCGCCGCCGAGCGTGCGATCAGACTCGAGCGATCTGCAGATGTCGTTGAGCAGGTCACACGCTGCCAGAAAGCGCGACCCGTTGCTGTCATCTGCGGCGCCCACGTACCCGATGATCGAGACGTTGCTAACCCGCTCGAAATAGCCCAACCGCGCGCCGTGTGAGGCGCTCCAGGCGACGTCGAATATGTTGACCCTGGGCACCCTCGCAGGATCGACCTCAGCGCCGTACACGACGCGATCCCCATCCGAGAGGTTGTGCGTGTAGACACCCGACCCGTTGACCGTTTCGAGTGCGGTCTTGATCGCCGCGAGAACGTCGCGCAGTTCTGACGCCACATCACACCCCCACCAGGGTGAGCCTGAAGGCCTTGCGGACCTCGGCGGGCATCTTCTTTGCTGCCGTCCTCATGGCGTCGCGCAGGTAGTGCTTGCCCTTGATCGTCACCGACTCCTTGAGCACGTAGTACGGCCCCTCTCCGGGCTTGAGCAAGATCAGGTTGCCCGCGCGGCTGGTCACCAGGACGAGCCCGCCGACATCGCGCGGTGACTTGTACCGACTGACGCCCGCGGGTGTCTTTGCGGGCCCCAACGGTATCGCGAGCATTCCGCCTTTCCTGCTTGACTTGATGGTGCCGCCCTTCTCCTGCTTGCGGGCATACGTCACCTTGCCGCCAGCAGATGACCCGCCGGCCATCAGCCGCACGTCGAGGCCACTGCTGGTGCTCTTTACCTCTGTGCGGATGGAGGCCCGCAGTCGGCCAGATCGAACATTGAGGCGGCGCGACGTGTTCAGTTTGGCCGCCCGCTCTGCCCTCATCGCTACCTTGCCAGCCTCGCGGTACAGGATCCGCCGAAGCTCGCCACCGCCCGCCTTGGCCATCCGGGCCGCATATTGGTCGATGGTCTCAGCCAAAGCACACCTCGGCGAGGCGATAGGGGGCGAGAAGTTGGGCCACCTGCGCGGGGATCGTCTCCTCGATGAGCGACACGCTGCCGCCCTCTTGGCTGACTGACTTCTTGCCCGAGGTGCGCCGGAGCCGCCACCAGTGCGCAACCATCCCAAGGGCGGCCTGCTTGATGTCGGCGGGAACCGTGGCGAACCCTGCCACGTAGACGATCTTGATCGCCCGGTAGCCGGTGTCCCACGCGCCCTGGGCGCTGTCGTTGTTTAGGATCACGAGGCTGCGGTAGCTGTCTGGGGTGTAGTCTCCAGACGCCACCAGCACATCGCTCCCATACTCCCGCAGCGGGTCGCTGTGGACGCTGGTGACAGACACCAACGGGCCCACCGGGAGCACCAACTCGGCGCCGCCGGGACCGTCAAGGATCATCGTGTAGGTCACATCCTCGAACGTGGCCACACCACCAGCCGCAGCCGGCGGGTAGCCGCACCAGGCCGCCAGGAACGCATCGGCCCTGGCGATCAAGGTGTCGAGGTTGGAGTCCTCGCCGGTACTCGTTAGCGCCGGGATGGCCAACCGGGCCTCGGCGGCGGTAACGAGCGCCATGAAGTTACCCCTTCTTTGCTGGCTTTGCTGTCTTGGTCACTTTGGGCGAGGCCTTCCCGGTCACCGTGAAGGCACCCGGGAAGCACTCGGTCAGATGGGCCACGGCCTCGGGGCCGCACTCGCGTGTCTCGCCCTTGTTCCATGGCTCCAGCAACTCGGGATATCCCGAGGCGCTGTAGTAGTCGCTGTGCGCGAACCCGAGAAATTTGACCTTAGCCATGCGTCACCCCTACGAGATCGACAGGTTGAAGGACCAGTGGACGTTCTTCTTCGTGCTGGAATCCACCGTGTAAAACGTTTTTCTCATGGTTGAAACTACATTAATGCAGCCTCGCGTGATGTCCTTGTCCAGTTCAACGGTCGGCCCCTTGAGCACGCCAACCCGGAATCGGTCGCGGTTGAGCAGCAACATTCCGGTGGTTGCACCAGAGCCGGTGTGGAGGCCTGTGGTCTGAAGGTCGGCGCCGATAAACTCCGAAATTATCACAGGAGCCCCGCCCAAGCTGGCGAGTTGTCCACTTAGAACCGTGGCATTCGGGCCGAACTTTTCGAGGGTCTGGACCTGTGAGAACTCCAGCATCTTGGCGATGTAGTACTCGGGGCTGACCACAGCGATGAGGCTCCCGGCCACACCGTGGGGGCTGTCGAGTTTGGCCCGCGCGGTCATGAATCCCGCGAAGGTCTGCGCGGCGTTCTGGTCGGTGGTGTTGCTGACATCGGTAGCACGAGCCCGCAGGCCGATAAACCCGCGCCGGTGATCGGTCGCGGTTCCGGTGCTGCCGCCCCAGCGGCTGCGGATATTCCAAGCAGTCGGGGAGGCGGCAGCGGCCAGGTCTTGGTGCGTGGCCGTGCTGTCGCCGTTGCAGATGGCGTCCTCCATGCCATCGACAAGGGCGCTGACTGCCTCGGATCGGACGGTGCTAACCGCGGCGATGATGCTGTCTTCGGATCCGTCTTCGTCAAGTTGCGAGGAGACGGCGAAGCTCGACGCGGTGATCGAGCGCTGGGCTGCGGTCATCGTCGAGCGGGTGAAGATCGTCGGGTCGTCGGTGGTGGGCACGGAGCGCAAGTACGGCACGAGACCCAGGGACAGGAACGGCAGGCGCTCCTCCTTGGCTGCCATCTGGTACGTTGGGAACAGGGCCTCAAGGCGTCGCTCTGCCTGAAGCTCTCGCTCCATCTCCGGCAGCACAACATCAGGCACCCAGGCGCCACCAAGGGCGGCTGTGCCGTCGGAGAAAATCCGGCGGATGCCAACGGGGGCGACTCGCATGTGGTCAGCGATCTGCGCGTCGGTGATCGTGGTGTCGCCCGACTTGGTGAGCGACTTGACCCAGGAGCGCTGCTCGACCAGGGATTGAAGCTCCCGCTGCCACTCGCATCGGGGATCATCGTCCAGGAGGCCCTTGCGGGCTACGCCGTGGCGGTCCGTTTTGGTGACGGCGCGGACGGTGTCGCCCTCGATGTAGCGCTCAACGGAACGCTCGCCCTCAGAGATGGTGACCGGGGCTGCCTTCTGCTGTTCGTGAAGCGCCTGGTTGGCCGCCCTCAGATCGGCGAGCTTGGCGTCCATGTTCTCTCTGGTGTCGTCACCGCGTGCTGCCAGTTCTTGCTGACGCTCGCGGATGTCGTGTAAGGCCTTTCGGACATCGTCTGGGGTGTTGATCTCGGACACGGTAGTCTCCTCCTTAGAGTATTTGCAGTTCTATAAGAATTTGTAGCTGACTGTCAAGCGGTCCACCACTTGACCAACTGGTCGGTGGTTGGCGCGTGGGGGCTGAGAATGAGCACCGACTCGACAGCCTGACGGGCCTCGGTGTCGGTGTTCAACAATCGTATTAGTTCGGCGCGGATGGACACCCGCTCGGGGCTGGGCTCGCCATCGCCCAAGACACGCTCGATGGCCTCGGCTGCCAATCGGTCTGCGGCAAGCAGTGCCATCAGATCCTCACGGACTGATGCGCGCACCCTGTCTTCCACCATCCGCGCGATCTCGTCGGGCTGGAAGTTGGGGGCGGGCAGGCCCTTCACGGCCAGCGCCTCTGGGTTGGCTGGGATGCCCACCGCGCTGATCTCGAGCAGTTCGTTGTTCTGGTAGACGTTGCCCATTGACTTCGAGTGCCAGGCGTGGTCTTCGGGCAGGTTGCGTCGCGGGGTGGTGTTGCCGGGGTTGAATCCAACACTCACGCCAGAGAGGAACCCGTCGCGGTATTGGCGTGCGACCAACTGGCCCAGCGGGTTGTCGGGGCTGTCGTCCCACCTGATGCGGGCCAGGAGCCGGCCCTCCCGGACCTTGACGTTGGCGATCTTGCCAACCGGCGGGGTGTCGTAGCGATGGCCCCAGAACACCACGGGGTTCTGACGAATGCGCCCGAGCTTCCACGGGGGTGCGACCACGTCGCCATAGCGGTCCTCTATGGTGGTTGACGCGATCACCTCGGTGACGTTGCCGTCAGTCGCGGCGCGCAGGTGTAGCGAGCGCCGCGCGTCGGGGATGTCCTCGCCGTCGGTGTCTGCCTCGGCGTCGGTTTCGGCTTCGGGCTCGTCGCCCATCCACATCTCAATCTGGTCGCTCA